TCCTCGGTCTCGTCTTTCACACCGCCGGCTGCGGCCCAGCTCCGGGCCGCGTCCTTCAGTTTTTTGCCTTCGCCCCCTCCAGGCTGGCGAGGTATGCCGTGATGACACCCTTGGTGAAGCAAGGGTCGTCCAGCATGTCCTTAAGCGCAGCGGTTGTGAAGGGGATGTCCTTGTCGGACTCATCCTTCACGCCCTCCCAGCCCTCAAGGACGGTCTCGATCAGATCGATGTCGCCCTTGTCGATGAGCTTCTGGAACTCCTTGCGGCCGATGCGCTTGAAGATCGCGTCGAATGACTCGCTCTCAAAGCGGCCACCATCGACGGGAAATTCGACGGTGACCGGCCACTTGAAGGATGAGGACTTCTTTCGGACGAAAGCCATGCAGTAGATCCTTGAATCAGGAGAAGACGAGATTGACCTCGTCGTTGCCTGCGCTGGTGGGGATGGCCACGTAGGGCAGGTTCAGCATCTGGATGCCGTCGCTGTCACTATACGTGGGGTTGGCGATGTCAACCTTCGACGCCAGGAAGCCAACTTGGTTGCCGGCGGTGGTGCCGTGAAGCAGGCTGATGGCACCGGTGGTGTCGTTGTTGGCGATCGAGAAGAAGTCCTTCTGCGCGATCGTCGGTGCCTCGATGACCGCAGTGCCCGAAGGAGCACGGTTGGTGATCGTGATCGACTTGGTGCAGCCCACCAGCTCGCGGTAGATCACCTCGTTGGCGATGTCGAAGCTGCAGGACATCAAGCAGGCGCTGTAGCTCAGAAGGCTGAACGCATTGGTGTTGCCAGCCTTGAAGATCTGAGGCGTCGCCTGGTTGCTGTAGGTAACAGCAGGAGCTGCAGTGTCGGTGGGCGCGTTGTAGATGCCCGTCATCGTGAAGCTGATGGTGGGGATCTGACCCACTTCACAGTTCATGCTGAAGGTGCCGCGGCAGCCAGTGGCCTTGTGCAGCACGCCATCGTTGTTGAAGTAGATGGTGGCCGACTCAAAGGCGCTAGAGACAGGCTTGTAGCCAGCGTTTGCAGCAATGCTGTAACCGCTGGAAGCAGCCGGGACAAAGGTGGTCGTAACGGGAGTCACGGTGGCAAGCTTGCTCGAGCCGGCGTAGTCCGTGATCATGCCAACGTGGCCACTACCAGTGCCGCTGGTGATAGAGATCACCATGCCGTTGTAGAAGTCGTCGACGGCGCTGGCGCCTGCAGCCAGAGTGATCGAACCAGCAGCACCAGCGACGGCAGAGCCGGTCACGGGAGCAGCCAGCAGGGTCTCAGCCAGACCGCAAGCGCGGAGCAGGCTGTTGAACTTGGGCGCAGTGCCACCGGTGCCAGAGCCGGCTAGCTCCACCTCAAAGGTGATCGACACGCGGGTCTGAGCCAGCAGCTGGTCGTAGTTGCCCAAATAGGGGCGAATCAGGTCGCGGCTGACGACATCGGCCTCGATCGGGGTGATATCGAGATTGCGGACAAGGATGGCGTCCGTTCCGGCCGGGGAGCTATCAGTCGCGTACGTCGTCTCGATCTTGCTCAGGATCAGACGCTTGCGAGACAGGAGCGGCATCGCTGGTTACCTCAGGTTGGGGTTGTGGCTGGCCCGGCTCAGTCCGCTCGACGAGCTTCCGCTTGCCGGATTTCGGGTCAAGAAGGTAGGAACCTCCCTGCCCACTGTATTCATCAATCGTGACAGCCATTGTCAGGCTCCGAGACTGGTGACAGAGGTTCTGTACTGCACACGGTAGTCGCACATGACGACACCGGCCGGGACATCAGCCTCTACTGCTTGAAACTCTACTCTGAGCGGCTGAATATCGATCGCGAGGCCGCCAAGAGTGAGGTCAGCCATCAGCTTTGAATGCAGTGACTCGACGGTCGGATCGGCCGCCTGATCCGGGATATTGGCGCGGACGACAACGGCGACCCGCACCGTCAGACTCCAGTCCAGCGTGGGGAGGCTGGTGTTCTGGGCGCAGAGATCCTCGATCGGCTCGACGACGATCGCCGGACTCTCCTGGCGGGCGAGCGGCTCGACCCGGCTGCGGTAGATCCGCGTGCCAACGCCGACCGTGTTGGTCAGCGTCGTGCGGATCGCGGCGAGGATCTGTTCGCGCTTGGTCATGGGGTCAGAATAGCGGCATTGCGCAGATCAGGGCGCGGGCAATTCCGGGACGTTTGCAGACGCCCAGGGAACGCCGCCGGCAAGGCTGGGCGAAATCTGCTCCTGAATCTGAGCAAGCAGATCTGCCTCAATGGCCTGAACCTCAGCAGCGCCAAGCGCATCCTGAACCCACCCCAGGCAGATGGCCTCGGTCAGGTCCGGATAGGGAATGAATGATGCCGGCGGGCCGGGCGGCACGACAGTTTCGCCGCCCCTGCGGGCCGCAATGTCGCCGTCGACAGCTTCGGCAAGCCACCACACGATTTCGACCATGCCGTCGCTCGTGCGGCGGGTCATGTCGACGACTTTCCAGGTGACCACGGCGGGCATTACGCGAAGGATCCTGTGGTGCCAGCGATCTGGCGAACGGTGTAGAAGCTGCCGGCCTGTGGTGTCACGGTGCCTGCGCTGTTGGTTACTTGCAGCTTGAAGGTGGTGGCGAGGTTGGTAATGACCGTCACCTTGAACTCATAGGCCATGAAAGCGTTGTTGCTGATCGAGCCTGTGGCGCCGAACGCGGCGGTGGTAGCACCCCTTGAGCCGGCATAAAGGGTCGTTGGCGCACCCGCCGCAATACCCGTGATCGGGCCAGCCCGGAGCAGCGCGGTGATCAGCGTCGGGGCGCTAGACGCGGTCAGCGTCCAGGTCAGCGTGCCGGCTGTGTTTTTCTGCAGGTACGCCAGGATCTCAATCTCGTAGACGCTGCTGGCTGCGAGGTTGATCGCGCTGGCGGTGCCAAAGTAGTCACCAATCGCTGGGCCAATGTTGGTGCCGTTGGCAGTAAGGCGGAATGTCTGCCGGGCAGGAACCTGCCCGCGCCCGCTGACCGTTGTGGGCGTGAAGTAGAAGTGCGTGCCGTCGTACTCGACCGCGCCAGCGATAGGCGTAGTGAGGTTTGTGCCGGCCTCAAAATCCAAAGGTGGAGCCGTTGTTGTTCCAGCTCTCAGTCGAACAGTCTTGCCAAACGTGGCATCGGTGGCACCGAGCGTCAGCGCGTCAGTTGCCTCGCCGTTGTAGGAGAAGCGAATGTCGTGTGCCGTCGTAGTGCCGATTCCAAGCGGACCACTGGTAGCTGTGACGTAGACAGCGTTCGGTTGGTTAAAGATACCCGTGCCCGAATAGGTCGAGCTGTTGATGCCAAAGTTGCCGTAGTTGGCGCTATCAGTAGACGCATCGTTGCAAACAACGAAATCGCACGAGGCGTTCGTGTTGTTGCTTGTGTTCTGCAGCAAAACCTGGAAATACTGCGTCTCGGCTGACTCAAAGACAGCACCAATGCGGGCGCCGGTGAAGCTCAGTGCGCCGACACTGATGACGCCTTTGTCGGTGGCACCCGCGGCGACTGCATTGATCGCATCGACCGCGCCAGTCGTCAGAACATCAGTCGTGCTGTTGAAGCTTAGGTTGACGTCAGCACCGAACGCGCCGCTGTTGTTGAACTGGACTTGACCGTTGCTGCCGGCCGGTGTTCCGCCGCTGCCGCCGATCTGCACCATCGTGCCGGCGGCATTCTTGATGTAAAGATTGCCGTTCGTGCTGTCCCACGCAGGCTCGCCCTCGACAAAAGAGCCTGCCGTGGGAACACCACTGCCGCGACGCAGGCGAATCGTATTAGGCATCAGAACGTACCGCCATCAACGGTGGAGCCGTCAGATAGCAGCGTACCGCTGGTTGGCAGGGTCACGCTGGTGGCCGCAGTCACTGTCAGCGTCGTGGCGAATGCACCGCTCAAGGTCAGTGCGCCCGCCGTCAAGATGTTGCCGCCCAGCGTAATGGTGCTGCTGTTGCTGACACCGGTTCCGCCGTTGGCCGCAGCCAGCGTGCCGGCCAACGTGATCGCGCCACCGCTGGGCGTGTTCGGCGTCAGGCCGGTAGTGCCAGCCGAGAAGCTGGTGACGCCACCACCTGCGCTGCTGAACTGGTTGAACGTCAGCGCAGTGCCGCTCGCGCCGCCGATCGTGATCGGGTTGTTTGTCGCCAGTACCCAGCCACTGTCCTGGTTGACAGTCCCTTCCTCGACGAACATGAACGCGCCGGCGGTCACCTCGGCGTCAGTATCAAAGTCAGTGGCCCGGTCCCAGACACCGTTCGCGCCGGTGCCTAGGGTGCTCACCACCCAGATACCGTTCTGCGCACCGGTGGTCTGGTTCTTGAGCAGGATGCGGTCGTTCGCAGCAAGTGTCACGCCATCCAGCGTGTTGGGAGCTGCAGTGATCTGGCCGCGGGTACTGGTGCCGCCGGTCGCGCTGTAGGTGACGGTGACGTTGGCCGTGCTCGCTGCACGCACCGACTGCTTCACATCGAGGCCGCTGCGTGCGGCATCCACGTACCCCTTATTGGCCGCATCGCTATCGAGGGTCGGGGTCGCCAGGTTCGTGATCTTGAAGTTGCCCAGCGAGACGTCCGCTGTGGCGGTGCCAACCGAGGACAGCGTCGGGTTGGCGTGGACGTGATCGGCCCGGGCGTAACGGGTCGAGGTGCCAACGGCAGCGCTGCCAAGGGCGGCCGGGGTGGCAGCCGCCGCCTGGCCCAGCACGAACGCCGTGGTAGCGATCTGCGTGGTGTTGGTGTCGACCGCTGCAGTCGGAGCGGCAGGGGTGCCCGTAAACGTCGGCGATGCCAGCGCAGCCCGGCTGGTATCGGTGGGGTGAACGTGATCAGCGCGGGCGTACAGGTTGCTGGTGCCGGCAGCCTGCGTGCCGTTCATCGCAATGGTGCCGGCCGTGCTGTTGCCTTGGCCGAGCAC